GAGCGGATGGTGAAGAACATTGCTCTGGATATCACCGATGAGAACAATACAATGAAACAACTAGAATCTTTTATAGACGGCGTTTACGACATAGAATGGATCACGCACCAAGACCACAGTTACAAAGCAGCTCGCCTGCTGGTAGCAGGTGGAGGTCCCAACATATGGGTGAATCTACAAACTAACACTGTTGACGGCTATTGGGGCGCGGACAAACGTAGCTGGGGTTTTCAAGATAACATTGGCCTAGATGATTACCTTCAAGAGATGCACGACTCTAACAAGTGCCTTTATTAATGTTTACTAAAATTACAGAACAACATCATGCCGGGCGCGCTAATGCGTCCGGTGTATCCCAATTGGATATTGAATATCACCACAATCAGTGGTGCAGGGATAACGGTTATCCAATTAAAAGCTACAAGCCCCAAGCAGGAAGGCCCAAGCGTCAAGCTCCAAGCCTCAAGCTCAAAGATTCTCGAGCGTCAAGCCTACATCATCAAATTTTTCCGCAATAGCGCCAAGCTCCAAGCGGTAAGCATCAAGCTTCAAGCTGCAAGCTCCAAGCTCCTCGATCAATGAACCAGGGACCAAGTGAAAATGTTTCTCGGATCCCGGACCAAGGGTCTGGATGCAGATGAAAGTATTCTCTGGATGGTTGTAATGCCACGCTATTTGGTGCGGACTCAACCTGACCTTGTCACCTTTTGCTATCTTAAATTCCACAGTAAAGAATTGATTTCTTTTGTTGTAGCAGAGCGCATCCGGCATACCTTGAACACTTAAATTCTCTACTCTATTATAGATAATATTAGGTGTTGCTCTTCTTATTTTTTGGTAAAGTTTTGCTTCTGGTCCCATCTATATTTTGAGGTGACTTATGTTCAAAGAAAGGCACTCCTGTTCTACTTTTGCCATAATGTTTTTGTTCATATAATCTTTTAGAGTAACTCATACTAAGTTACTTTTTATCTTTAATTTCAGTTGTAGGTTTGTTTACAACAGCAGGTAAAGAACTTAGCATAGTTATAAGAGGATGTACTTGCTCCCAAGGTTGGGTCTTTAAATATCCTATCAATGCTGACAGTTGTTGTGTACTTATTTGTTTCATTTTTCTCCTTTGTTTGTTAATAATTTCCTTTTAATTTCTCATCTATTTTTAATAACTGTTCGTCTTGTGTCTTAACTACAAGTTTAATATCATGCTCACCTATAATACGGCTCTCATGTACTTCCATTCGTCTTATCTCCTCTAAATATCCATTCTTCTCAACATAGATCTTTGCGTTGGTTATGGCATTTCCTTTTTTACTTGTGAAATTTTCTAAAAACTCCTGTAAATTTTTAACGTACATTATAGGCCACCCTTGTTTCTAAATTGATTCAATTGGTCATCAATTTGTCTAGCAAGTATCTTATTATCTTTTTTTAACTCTGCTATAAGAATTTTGTATTGTTCGTTTACAATCTCCAAATTTTGTAGTTTACCTAAGGCCATTTTTAAATCATAAATTTGTTGCTTATCACTATCATGCCAAGACTTGTGTCCATCAATGACATCTTTTAATTCATCAATTTTTAAATTTGCTTGCTCTAACAACAAGGTTAAATCTAAAGGTCCTCTGTCTTCTTTCGTACTTATCATACTTGACAATATATGATTGTTACCTTAAAATGTCAAGTAGGCCACTTAGAAATAAAAATCTTTGATGGCCATTACATATGCATAAAATAGGATTAATAAACGCCTTAAACGATAAGTACGAAGCAGAAATATCTGCCGCTCATGCAACCATAAATATATACTTAAACAGTTCAGTAGGTATAGGCGAACACCCTCAACACATAAGTGAAATAGATAAACAGCTGCAGAAGGTAGTAGATGCAGAAGAGAAATTAAATATTCTAGAAGATTTCGAAGGAGAATAATGGGAGTACCTAAAAGATTAACAGAGATGCAACAACGGTTTGCAGAATTAGTAGTATTTGGTGGACCTGATGGTCCTGTTACGCAAACAGAAGCTGCTAAGATAGCAGGCTACTCAGAGAAAAGATGTAGACAAGAAGGATCTGAATTACTTAACCCAAGGCTAAGTCCATTGGTTGTTCAATACGTATCTAAACTAAAAGAAGAACGTATGAAAAAATATGAAGTTAATTACGAAAATCACATTACAGAATTAGCTAGAATTAAAGAGGCTGCTTTGAAGAAAGGTTCTTTCTCATCTGCTGTAAATGCTGAAACAAACAGAGGCAAGGCAGCAGGATTATACATAGATAGAAAAATAATAAAAACAGGTAAATTAGAAGAGATGTCAGTGGAACAATTAGAAGCAAAGATGAAAAAAATATTAGAGGATTATTCACAAATTATTGACGTAACCCCTGAAGTAAAAGAGATAGAAGAATCATAGTTTCTTACGTTTCTTTCTTTTAGATTTTTTATCATAGTCCTCTTGTTCTTTAATCAATCTCTCTGATGGATAATAGACATCTACATGACTATAACATTTTGGACAATGTAAATTTGTAACTATAGAGTAGTCTTCATCATCTTCCATATCATGATCTCCACCCCATATTAACTCGTTGTTACAGTGCCAACACTTCATAGTATCTTCCCTTTGTTTTTACCTTGTTTAAGTTTGTATCTTTGGGTGCCATTGTCTCCAATGTTAACTTCTTTACGTAAAAATTTGAACATATTCATTTGTTTAGCTTCTTCAAACTTCTCTTGAACATATTGTAGAACTTTACCTTTGTTTGCTTTTTCACGTGTACTCATATTAATCAATCTCATGCAGATGATTCTTAAGCATATCTAAGACCCAAGGATTATCTCTAAACATACCTATCATAAAATTAGACAGTTGGTTCACAACAAGCTCTTCATGGTCTTCTTTAAACAAAGGACCATTAGCTTGATTTAATCCAGCAACATAAACAGCTGCATGCATAATTTCATGAAATGTTGTGTTAGCTCTCTCTTGACCACATAAATCATGTTGAATGTAAATAACACCATCTCTGTAATGATACTCACCATAACTTTCAGTCATCTCGTCTTTTTTCCAATCCGGTCTTACATACTTAATCTTTATATCTCTATATCCAATTTTTACCTTATCTGGTAAACCTTTTACTTCAATTGGTATTACTTCACTTCTTCTTTTTTGATGTCTATTAATTTTTCTATTTTTTTTAATTTTCATAATTTTGCCTTAATTGATAGTTGCGACCCTTACTGTGTAAAAAATTAATTATAACACATTTTTGGAGAAAAAAAAATAAAAGTGTCGGGGGTACAAAAAACAGTACACTAAATGGCTTATAACTGTTGTGAGAGTAGATGAATAAGCCCCGACCCCTAAGGTGTCGGCAGGGTGTCGGCAGGGTGTCGGCAGGTGTCGGCATTTCGGAATAAAACAAGAACATTCCTATGATTTTTTTAATTATGCTCTTGATAGGTGTCGCTGCGACCCCTGTGCGACCCCTGTGCGACCCCCCAAGTGTCGCAAACTTGTGCCTAATTATTGCCACAATTATGCCTTATTTCCATCTTTTTCAAATTCTTTTAACAACTCTGACGTGTTTACATTTGCTTGTTCTTTAGAATCATTCTTAAGTTTAAAGTATTGATCTAATCGTTTAAGAAATTTATGTTTCCAAGATCTTAACTGAAGTCCTTCTATTATAAATTCTTGATAATATAAATCTGGTGTACATATCATAATCACACCTTGTTGAATGTTGCTGCCATGTACATGATCGTGTGCCATAGCATAAGCTGCTATTTGCATGTAGTAGTCTTCTATCCAATCAGATCGTTTTGCCTTATTTGACTGTTTAAAATCTATTATGGATTCTTTGCCATTATGCAATCCAACTAAATCTGTAGATCCTGCATACAAACCTGGGTAATATAATGTGACCTCAGACCCAAAATAACCATCAACAGGAGCTAGGCCTACGTCTATGACCTTCTGAGCCATAGTTTTAGCCAGTTGTCCCATTTCAGTTAAATCCTCATAACCTGTGTTTAATACATAGTTTTCTAAATATTTATGCATGCTGGTTCCACGATTAGCTGATGTAGTTTTAATACGCTCTGCCTCTTCCTTACCCACTCTCGCTTGCCACTTGTATAAGAACGATAGGTCCTTTGTTTGTCCAAGGACCGTGGTCACTGATGGAAGTCTAT